TTTTTTGCCACCTTTTTTATAATTCATCATAATTTATCCTTTTACTTCTTTGGTTTTAAGTTTGCAAGTTCAAATCTAGCGTCATTTGCTATTTCTTGCTTTTCTAATGATGTATCAGCACGTAATTCTGCTAATTCTTCGTTCTGATCCATCTTTTGTTGGTTTAATTGTTGTGCTTGAAGTAGTTTTGCTCTTTCAAGTTGTTGATTTGCAGTTGTTTCTTGCTGTTTACGTTGATTTTCCATTGCTTTTAGGTCAACCTCACGTGATTTTAGTTTTAATAACGGATCAGAATCAAATTGTGATGTAATTTGTTTTTCTTCCTGCATAAAATCTTGTGTCATCTCTGCAATCAACACTGCTTTTCTTGCTTCAATGCTTTGTGATATCTGTTGAGCTTGTTGTTGAGCTTGCGGATTGACTGCTGCCTGTTGTGCAAGTTGTTGTAGCTGCATCATTTGTTCTCTAAACTCTAACTGCACCTGTTCTGTTGCCATTAAACTTATATGTTCTAAAATATTTTTTTGTATTGCAGCCATTACCATCGGATTATTTCTAACCATATTCGTCGACATAAAATTTAAGTGTGCAGTTATGTGTGCTCTGTGATCTTGACCTGGAAATGCTTGAAAAGGTCTACCTGCTAATGCATCAATGTGTTCTAAACTTGGATCTTTTGGCGCACTTGGTGGAGGTGGTGGTAAGATTTTATCAATATCTTTTATACCTAACGCCTCATACATTTTTCTATATGCATTATACAAGTTATGTATCTGTGGACTTGCCATTGCCATTTGTAATCCAGTTTGTGCAAGTGATATTCTTTGAGACATAGAAAATATGTTAGGGTCTGCAACCGGTAACACATCAACTCTATCATCAAAGTCTGCAACCTTAATATTTTTTTGCCCACCTACAACATCGTATGGATATTCTGGTGGTAGGTATGTAGCAAATACTTTTGCTAGTAATTTAAATTCTGATTTTAATGCAGCGTATAATCTTTTATGGATAGCTGACATGACTCTTGAACCACGTTCTAAAAGAGCTACAGTCGTACCAACAGCTGCTTGTTGGTTCCCGTCACCGACCTGCATGTCAGCAATTGACGCGAATCTTTGTCCTGCTTGAACAACAATTCCCATTAACTGCAATAAAGTTGCTGATGGTTCTTTATATGGAAGAAATACAAAAGCATCTTTTAGATTACCACCCGGAGTATCTACATCTTTAAATTCTCCTGGTTGTATTGGTGTTGCATCGTCTTTAACTCTAACACCTCTTTGTTTAAAACCTGCGGGTAAGTTTGATAACGTCCCGGCGTCTAACAATTGACGGAGAGCCGCCGTTGCCGTACGACTCAATCCGCCAATCATATGTATTAATCCAAATCCATAAAATCCTAGTCCAGGCAGAAATTTAAAATGGACAAAATATTGGATTTTATTTTTAAGTGGATCATTGGGCGCGAAGTTTCGTCTTATCGACAAAACTTTTTGACTACCTTCTTCGATTGTAACGACGTAAGGTAATTTTATTCCAGTTGGTTCACCATCTTGACCAACATCTTCAAAACCTTCTAAATCTATATTAACGTGACATTCTAATAACGTGTAAAGTTTTTCTCCTTTACCTGTTTTAGTAACTCCTTCTAATTCACGTTCTTTATCTGCTACTTTATCAGCATCTGTAATATCAGATGGTTTTGATAACTCTATGTCTGAATAGAATCCGTTTACTTGTTGTTTACGTAATTCGTTTTCAGAAATTTTTATAACATGAATGACTGTTTCCGCATCGTCTAATGAGGTAGCCGTATACGGAACTACTAAGTCATCCGCAGGGACGAACTTTGATACAGCTCTCCCTAATAAATCATCGTAATAAACTTTTTTAAAAGTAGAACCTGCAAGAGGTAGATGAAATAACATTTGATCAAACTCTGGTTCGTATTCCCTCATTTGATCTATGATTTGATAATTCATAAAATCTTTTACTCTTTGTGCTTGTTGTTCTTTAACAGGATTAGATACACCAAGTATCTGTGTTCTAACCGGTCCGTCTGCTGGTAATAATTCTTTGTAAGCTAACGCTTGAAACTGTGTCACCGCTTCTGCAAGAACTGGGTGTGTTGCACCACTTGCTCCTTGAAAAGGTTCATTACGGTTATTGTATTTAAATCCTAAAAGATCTAGACCATTCATATAAGCCTGTTCCCAATCTTTTCTTGATGCTTTGTAATCTTGATAGTCTGATCTTAATTTTGATCCTAGTGGATCTAGATTTTCTTCTGGTAATATGTCTGCAAGGTTATCGAAGTGTGATTGTGTGCTTGCCTGGTTTACGGAACTTGGTTCAAAGTTTATTGTTGCACCACCCTCTTCATCAGGTGTTACTTCTACCGGTTCTTGCTGTTGTTCTTGCTCTTGAATATCGACTTCTTGATCCGGCCCAGGAACTTTTATTTCAGTACGAGTATTCGGGAGAGCTTTATCTATTTCTGCCATTTATTCTCCTAAAGTTTTCTACCATTTTTAATTAACGAACGCAACCCTTGTGAATCAGGGTTCATGGATCTTCTCTGTGGACCTTGATCTATACCACCAGATAAACCTGCTATACCACCGCCTGCAAATTTACCTTGTGTACCATACACTTGTTCAGGGCTATACATTTGTGCAGCTTGCGATAATGGTATTGATCTTAATGCTTCTTGTTCAGCCATTAAATCTCTAGTAGATACATCATAACCAAGTGATCTTAAATACTGTGTACGATTTAATAAATCAGAAGTTTTTTCTGTAAAAAAATCTCTTGGCATTATGTCAGACATTTCTTGCATTCTTCGTCTTCTAAGATCTTTGTCTCTACCACTTTCAAATGCTCCAAAATCATCTGTTCTATATTTAGCTATGTTAGCACCTGTTTGTCCTTGTAAATATTCTTGTGCACGTTTTGATGCATCTTTAAATGCCTCACTAGATATTATATCTGCAGACTGACCAGCTCTTGCCCCTTGTTCTCTCGCATCTGCTGCTGCAGGTATATACTGATCTATTCTTCCTCTAGCTTTTGCAAGGTTCCTATCTTCTATTGCTTTGTTAAAAGCAGATAGTTGATCTTGTGCTGCAAACCCTGATCTTAATACACTTGAACCCGGTGCATCTATTGTTTTGATATTACCCTCTGCATCTTCAACTTCTCTAGTTAACATATCCTCTCTTGCCATTTTTAGTGGATCAAGTTCTCCTCTATATTTTCTAGGATCTAGGTAAGATAAATAACTTTCAGCGTAAGCAATGTCTGCTGGTTTACCACCTAAAACTTTATTACCGATGATTGCTCCTTCAATCATCGCCTCACCAAGAATGGCTCCCGGACCTAAGATATTTTTTAATAATCTACCTCGTGTTGCAATCCCAGCTGTTTTAACTAATTGTCTTGCAGCTTTTTTATCTCCAGCTGCTGCTTTCTTTTTAGTCTCATTTAAACCATCTTTAATACACTTTGTACTAAATTTGAAACCAATACGACCACCTTCTGCTGAATCTAGTCTACACTCATCTAATTTACTGTTAGCTTGAATATTGTTTAAAAGGGTTTGTTGTAATTTAATTCCATAATCAGAGTCTTTTACTGCTCTTTTTTTAAATTCTGAAACTATATCTCTTTTTGCTTGTGCAACTTGTGTTGGAAGTTTAGCTATATCTCTACCTAAAGCTCCTATAAATTTTCCAGTTTCAGGTAAACGAAATCTTGTTTTTAAATCTTTTAAAGATTTATCAAATTCTTGTAACGAAATAGTATTATTTTTATATTTTCTATATTGAGAATCAATAAATTTATTTTTGTCAGCTAAAAGTAATTGACCATATTTTGATGGTTCTATTTCAACTAAAGCTTGATGATGAAAATGTAAAGGATTTCCACTTAAATCTTTTTTAGCTCCTGGTCTTGTATACATGTAATTATATATTTCTGCGTAAGATGGAAGTTTAGAATTTTTTAAAAAATAACTTTCTAAAACTTTTGGACTAGAAGACATACCTTTTTTTGATAATGTTACAAATTCTGTAATTTTTCCGTAGTCAGGATGTTTTGCAATTGGTGTGTGTCCTCTCTCAATTGTGTTTTTGGTAGATGTTCCATATATTGTATTTAATCTAACATCTTCTACACCAACTAATTTTTTGTTATCATAAATTAATTTATAATTAGGGTTTTTTATATTTCTATTTTCTGCATGAACCGCAGCTCTGTACATAAAAGTTAATAGTCTATTTTGTAATTGTGTTCCAAAAGGAGATTTATAAATTTTATTATTTTTTGGTTTAATTTCATCATAAATACCTAAAGTTATTTTATCTACTTTCATTCTAGAAGTTTTAGGTAAATTTAAATATTTATCCAAATCATATACATCTCCTGTAGAAACATCTATTGGTTGATTCTTAGTCCAAAAATCAGTTTTGTTTTTTGTTGCAAGATCTTTTGCTCTTTGTCCTGCAGCTGCTTTAACCTCATCTGTTAAAGTAAATGTACCTATTTTAATTTTGGGATTTTTTTCTAAAATACTTTCGATTACCATATTTGATGTGTTAAAATTATTTCTTATGTTTGTCTTGTTTGGTAATATTTTATTTTTTTTTTTAAAGTCTTTAATGTATTGTTTTAATTTTTCTTCAGTCAAATTTGGTTGAGTTTGCTCTCCAAACTTTCTAGTAATTTTAAAAAATTCTTTTGCATCTTTAGTAGCAGCCTCCAAAGCGTTTTTCCAACTCCCCCACGTGCTTTTTCCATATTGTTTTTGGATTCTTTCACCTCCTCTACTTCCTATAACTCTGTAATTATTTTTTTTCTCGTTCCAAGTTACACCTTTAGGTAAGTTTTTTTTCTTCGGTCCAGCATACCCAGGTCTAGATCCATCAGCACTTGGTTTGACTAACATACCACCGCCGGCCATTGGATTACGGTCCATGAAATCATCGATAGCTTGTTTCTCTAAAGCTCTTTCTGGTCTATTAATTTTATCTGCTGTGGTAATAACATCATCACCATACATTTCTTGCATCTTCTTAATGTATTCTAATAAATCTGTCATTACTCTCCTAACATTCTTGCAAGTCCGCCCGATGCAAAATCATCATAATCTGGTGGATCTGGTAAAAGCTGATTTTGTTCACCTAAATCATTATTTATTTCATTAAC